AAACTACCGCCCCATAGGGATTTTTCAACCGTTTCAGGCTGATTCTGTACTATCTCGCCGAGATCGCCAGACTTTCGGAAAGCAGTGTCTTGCTCTACAAGTTCCACACGCTTACCAAATTCATTGAATGTATTTGCTGCTGTTGCAATATCTTTTGCAACTGCCTCAAATGATGTTTTTGCTGTTTCAACATCTACCTTTGTAGACTTAAGCATTTCTACTTCTGCCTGCAATGACTTAACTGTTAAAACTAGATCGCTAAAGGCTTTTTCAAGACCATCGTTAGTTTCTGTAACTGCTTCTGCTACTGCTTCTGCAACTACTTCGTCTGACTTAGGAGCCATTGGCTTCTTGTCTTCTGCTTCTTCCTCTTTTGCATCAGCCTTTGAATCGCATTCACATGCGTCCATTGCCTTTCCGCAGTCTGCACATGGTGCAGCCTTTGTAACTTCCTGAGTATTAGCATCTGCCTCTGGAGCGACCTCTGACTTTGTTACTTCTACTGCTACTTCTGTTTCAATAACTTCCGCAACGATTTCTGTATTTTCTGTCATAGGACTTACCTCCTTGTTAATCTTAGAAGTATTAATGCCTTTAGCACTATCAACTAAGAATTTCATCATGTTTATTTTTTCGCTATCCGTTTTTTCAACGAAACCTATGTTCTTCATTTCTGTTCCAGTTACTGGGCTCATGACAGTTTCTTCTTCTGACAACAAAACAATGCCATATTCTTTATCATAAAAAACATTTTCTAAAACTGTTTCATCGCCCTTAACAACATCTAGTCCATCAACTTTTTCAACTGACATTATGTTTGCAAACTGATTTGCTGGGGAATCTACAAGACTCAACTCAACTAAATCGTATTCTTTAATAACTCTAATTGGCTTATCCGCTTTCTCATCATAAGCATCGTCCCATTTATTCATTTTTCCGCCAATTGAAAAACCAGTTAGTGTTCCATCTAGAACTTTTTCCCAGGTATCTTGTGCACCCTTTGAAACATATGCGGATACAAAAACTCCACTATAAAACTTCTTTGATTCTGGATCAAAATACTTATCTTCTTTAAATGAAACCATTTTACCTACTGCTAGTGGTTGGTGCATTTCTCTAATGTTCCCACGAAATTTTGCAAATGCATCCATTGATGCTTCTGCTGTTACGATGTCGTCTTGCTTATCAAGATTGTCTAAAGATGCAAAACCAGAAACGATTCGACGCTCTTTGTCTACTTTTGCAAATGGAAGGGATAGGCGAACACTGTCGCCCTTAGTGTCCCAATGGGCTTTAGATATATTCATGGTTATTATATTATATACCCTTTTTTACTAAAGTATCACTATTTGGACATTTAGAAAATGTCATCAAACTTTCTGCCTTCACCCTTTGGATTACGACCACTTACTGTGGCTGGCCCATCGGACTGATTGTTAGTTCTTTCTGTGTCCCTTGCTCTGTCTGAATTATCGCTTGAGACTTGTTCTGGCTTAAGTTGAAGTGGCTCGTTGCCACCCTCAATCTGTGGAAGGCCAAGAAGTTCTCTTCCTTCGTTTGGAAGCATTACCTGAGTCTTGACAAGTCGTTCAATAATCTGTGATTGTGCAATCTCGTCTGTTAGAGTAAGTTCATTAAACTTAAACTCAAGAATATCTGTTTTTTCTTTTACAATTTTGTTAATCATCTTCTCAAGGTTTCTCTGTGCTGGTCTTGCAACCTGCTCCTTAAAGGTACGGTCTTGAGATAGAGCAGCAGCAATTGCTGAAGAATCAGATCCACCAATCTTAGAAAGAGGGACTTGGTGAGCAACAAGAATGTCGTCTCTATTCTGCTTTCTATATTCTTTAAATGATGCTTCCTGAATTCCGTTCTCCACGGGATCCATCTTAAACTCAACCTTGTTTGTATCAGAATCTCCTGGAAGAGGAATATAAAGAGTTCTGTGGTTCTGACCCTTTAGCCCTGTTTGCAAGAACCTAAACATCTTATCTTCTGCCTCAGCAGATAACTTTGCGCCCTTAAGAGTTACAACATATCTTGGAGTTGCTTTGTTCTGGAAGTAGTCAATGTTGTACTGTGATGCAAGTTGATCTCCGTGCAGTGATCCAATTGCAGACATAATATCTGGTACACCGTAAAAAGTGTTTAGTGGTGAATATTCTTTAAAATGAATAATCTCGTTTGGTCTTGGATCTGTTCCAAGTGGATTTGGATTAGTTGCCCCAAAGTTGCGGAAGTAAACAACCTTGTTACCAATAACTTGAACATAGCCATCACGCAACCTACGCACACGCATTGTTGTAGATGGAATATGGCCAACATAACCAATCTCTCCACGAGTAGTTCTACCAACTTCGAGGTACGCATTGCCCGTTGATTGAAGATCAGTAAATACCTTTTCCATAGTTGTTGTGAAAGAATCTTCATCGTTTAAAGACTCCAGCCAATCAGTCATTTCAATCTTTGCTCTTTCAATTCTTTTTCTTGCATTCTCAGAAGTCTTTGGCTCTGATGCCTCTAACTTAAGCATAGTTCTTTTTGAAACCTTAAACTCGTATCCAAGACCAACAATGTTTTCTACCTTAGCATCAATTGCTGCGTGGTTAGCAAACGATGTGTCATAGAAACTTGCAAGTTCATACAAGTTCCATGGTGGAGTAATTACATCAAAGAGTCCGTAAGCATTTCTAAATACTGCTCCTGAATTAATCTCTTTCGATCTTGCTCCATCAATACCAACACTGTCTGCTCTTGAACTATCAATATATGCTTGAGTTGCTTCGCCTTTAATTATTCTAGAGGTTCTTCTTTTAAAGTTAGCGTCAAGTCCTTGAAGGTCTTTAATTACATCCCAAGATTGATTGAATGGGTCTTGCTTTATAAATGTGTCATCTTCTGGAAGAGGAACATCTGTCTTTGCTCTAATAAAAAATTCTTTGTCTTCACTCATTAGTCATCACTTCCGTATTTCGCAATAGTGTCCTTGGCTGCCTGAACTGCTCCAAGATCGTTCATTGAAGGAATAAGTCCTTCTGATAGTCTTTGCTTTTGCTCAGAGTATTCTTCTTCTGATATTCTTGTTAATCCTGGAACGAATACGCATGTTCCATCTCCTTCATCCCCGTAATATTTTGCTGCTTCTTTAAGTTTAGATATCTGAAGGATGTCGCCTTTTTGAGATTGAATGTTTAAAACAGAACCAGTTCCATCTGTAAACCACTTTCCGTTAGCCTTCTTGTATACATAAAGACCCCACTCATAGTGCTTTTCAATAATCTTTACACGAGATTCTCCTACTTGGCCTTTCATTCTTGGTAAAGGCTTGCGCTTTTTCTTTGGATTTTCCATATTCATAACCACAAGTATACCATATTACACTGCATTTTGTGTAGAACTTTGCCAAGCAACTTCCATATCAAACAAATATCCATAAGAATTTAACCTAAGTAGCCTGGTATCGTCCACAATAAACTTGTTTGTTCCAACGTAACTATTATAAATATCTGATGGATCTACTCCGTAGTATGAGGTAGTTGCTAAAACTAACACCCCTTGCCAGTTATAGGTTGGGTTCCAGTATTCCCAGTCTAGAGGCAAAGGTCCGTTATATTTTACCTTAAACCATGGTCTCTCTGTAATGTTTTGAACCTCTTGAAGGTTTGTTGATTTATAATGTGAAACTAAATTAACTAGTATTGGACCATTAATTTTAATAGACCCAACATAATTAGAAAAATCTAATAAACTAGAGAAAGAAATTCCAAGCATTCCCCACTCACGAATAGTGATGTTGGGTTCTTTTACAATGTTTCCATTCCAGTAAAATCCAATACCGTCCTCAATTTCCCCAGTGTTTGCATCAACGGCATATATTTTTGCTCGTTTACCATCTGGATGGCTTGCAACCATAAAAAATTTAAGTAGTCTTCCTTTGCTTTCAATTTCAAAAATCTGTGTTGGAGAGTAAGGGAAAAAATCTTGATCATATCTCAATGCTGCCTGCATTGCCATTACCTTGTAGTCTGAAGACTCACTAGAGTTAATTGGTATTGCAAGCCCTCGATTTACTAATGGGTCGTAAGAGCCCTTAACCTGAATACCAGAACTTCTAGTTAAATAAAGATACGGCGATGTACCTTTGTATATTGTGTAAGGGTTCAATCCTTTGTAATCATAATATATTCCAGACTTTTTATATGGATATACTGGAACACCAAATCTTGTTCCTATTGGATTTGCTGAAGATTCGTTATACGCTTGTGATGCTAATTGCAGACTTTTTATTTTTATTGGATTATTTCTTGTGCCTAAAACTTTAAAATCTAAACGAATTACAATATATAAATCATTAAAGTCAATTCCCTTTGGTGGATAGATTAGCATTCCATCAACAACTTCGTACTTTGTGTTCATAAAAGAATCGTAAATTGGACTTCCGTCTTCTTTATATCCAACAACATAAGTTCCTGGTTCAATAATTCCATTTTTATTTGCATTAACTGTAACAGTGAAATATGAATCTATGTTTGTTGAAGAACTAGACAAATACTCAAATGTTATATATGATTTTACTAATGATGAGGATGTGTCATAAGAGTATGCTTTAGAAGATTTATTTTTTAAATCTTGGTAGTCTACGTACCCAGTATATAAGTGATTGTCTAAAGACTCATAAGTTCTTTGAATTGGATTTTCATACTGCGACTGTAAGTCTTCGTATTTCCAAGAACCAACCGTTTCTTTTTCTATATACTTTGACGGGGCAGGGTAATTTAAATTGAACTGAATAAAATCTAAATCATAATAAGAGTCACCCCTTGAGTTAGTTACATACTGTGCAAAATGCCTAAGAGCAACCTTGTCTTCCCAGTATCCATCCACATCAATATCTAAAACAAATTTATCAAAGTAAACCTTTGGAGAAAGTGTATAACTTGCTACGTGATCAATAAGTTGAACCGAAGAATAGGTTGATGGGAAACCACCTTGCAGGATGTAGTCCCAGAAGTATTGGCTTGCACCTGAGTACTGTCCAGCATCATAG